CGGGCTCTTCGCACTGCTCGAGCCCGGCAGGCATCGCCCGGCTCGCCTGCATGAGTGTTTATTAGTGTTATTATGCGATTATTGGGTTTTTGTTTGTTTTGTGTATGTTAACCCTACAGACAAATCTTAGAAAATATTATAATCCGTTCGCACATCAAGAAACGAACGGAATCTATAAATAGTAATTGTGTTTTAATTAATTATGTTAGTCCCAATAAGTGTGTGTCTTATGTATTTCTCAATAGAGTCGTAGTTTATTAATAAAAAGCCAATTTGGCTTACTGAACGACCGAAGGGACTTCGTCAGTCAGAAGAGCGTCGTAGTAAGGGTCAGCGACGAGAAAACTTATTAATTATAGTTTTAATCGAAAGGTTTATATATAACACACACATCTTAATATTATGAATTCAAGAGAAGAAAAAAGATGGGAGAGGATGAATATTATTAGACGGAGTATGAAGAAGGCTGGGAAGAATTTGAATGAGGAAAAATTGATAGCGATGTGTTTATGTGAGTTTGGTTGCGCACGTCGGACAGCGATGGAATACATTAAAGCAATAAAAATATATTATGGTTGATTACACACAAGAAAATTATAAAGCAATATGGGGGCATTATCCTTTTTGGGATGACCCAGACCCGGAAGGATTTAACAAAAGAGTAAGAATTGCGGAGGAAAAATTTTGTGACAGATGAAAAAGAAAAAGCAAGAAATTTCCTCTACCAAAATTTCACCCGAGCAATTAATGAAATCAATGAAATCTTCAACTATTGGAAAGAAGGGGGGATATTTGCGGAATGCAACGTCTGCGGTAGTCTTTGCAGAGAAAAAACCAGAGATTAAACTAGATGATTGGCAAGAAGAGATTATGGCCGAAGAAGAGAGTCATATCCTCCTAGCAAAAGGCAGAAGGATTGGAGCAACACATCTATTCGCACAAAAAGCAGTCGAATGGCTTAGAACCCACCATAACAATCACCCAACCTCTCAAATAGTCTGTGCAAGCCTTACAATAGACCAAGCACAACTTTTAATAGCATTCGCAACATCATACGCACAACAAAAATATCCAAAATTAATAGGGGAAGGAAAAGATTCACCAACACTAAACAGATTAATTCTTAAAGTGAATAATAATAGAAGAATATTATTAGCAAAACCCGTTGGAGATACAGGAAGGTCTTCGAGAGGTTTTGAGGGACAAATATTAATGGTTGATGAGGGAGGATTCCAACCAGATTTATTCTTTGAAGCAGCAAAACCAATTCTAGCAACCACGAACGGAAGGATATGGATGTTTGGGACTTTTGACGGACAAGAAGGATATTTTTGGGAGAATTATAAAAAAGTAATCATTGATAAAAACCCAAAGGCAAGGTTTAAGGTTTGGGAGATGGATACGGAGACAGTCTCACGAAAAAGACCGATAAGTGAGAGTTGGACGCAAGAACAGAAAGAAGGTTTAATTGAATTTCTAAAAGAAGAAAAAGATGATATGTCTGAAATGGCTTATGCACAAGAATATCTAGGAATTGCCGGAATAGATAAAAGACAATTTTATAGTGATGAATGGATAGAAAAAGTCTGTCACGTCGACGAGGACGAACAAATAATCCCTGAAAATGGGATAAACTATGGAGGTTTTGATTTGGCGAGAATGGGAGGAGATTTTTTCACAGCAGAAATCCTTAAGAAAATTGACAAAAAAAATCTAACACAAATCGACCACTATACAAGAAAAATGCTCCTAACAACAGATAATGAAAATTTAATTATGGAATATACTAGAAAATGGAATTGTAAACAATCGGGAATCGATGCAGGCTCAGGAACTTTAGGGGTTTCTATTTTTGACCATCTCCAACTAGTAAGCGACATGAAAAGAAAAATTATTGCAATGAATAACAGGCAAATCTCAATAGACCAAGAAGAAGGGAAGCAGAGATTATTCAATGAAGATATGCACGACAATTTGAGGGCAATGGGATTTAGGGGAGAACTTCACCTTTACAACATGGACGACATCAAGGCATCATTCCGTTCCGTGAGGTGGGATAAAATTCAAGATGCTCACGGGTTATGGAAGGTTAAAATATCAGGAAAAAACACCCATATAGTCGAGGGGATAATGAGGGCGGCAGAACTAGCAAAATCGAAAGGTTTAAGACTTTGGTGTAGGTAGAATAAACATGACTGAAGATTCAATATTCGCGACGTTTGACCAAATCAAATTCAAGGCAGGGAGCGGGGTTAGTGCTGCGGCAACAGTAGAAGCGAATATTAATCAATTAGCACTAGAGGTTGAAGCGTTTGTTAATTCTTTGACGAGGTTTAATTGGTCTACAAACTTCGCAACATATAAGACACTAGCGACAGCATTATTAACAGAAATAGAAACGAACTACTGTGGATATTTCCTAATCGCCTTCGACAATTCAGGGTACAACTCCCAAAGGGAAGCGGAGAATCTAATGAATACTTGTTGGGCGAGATTCATTCAAGCCATCGGGTTAATTAAATCTCAAGACACGGTGACGTGGATGAAAAAACAAACAGTATAATGGCTGACACATTAATTACAGGCACAACTTTGGTTGAGAAGGAGAGTAGGAGTATTGGGGATGTGCCGATTGGTGGAGTGGTACCTTGGTTAAAGAATCTAACGGGGGTTCCTAATCTACCAGACGGTTGGGTATTATGTGATGGTTCAGTAGTCTCAGATAATTTAAGCCTTCTAAATGGAGTAACAATCCCAGACCTGAACGGAGATAATAGATTTCTAAGAGGAAACGACACAGCAGGGGGAGAAGGCGGAAGTGAGACTATGGCTCATACTCACACAATCACAACAGATACAAAACTAGAGGGGGGTGGTGATGAGTTTGATGAGGTTGGGAATGCAACAACATCAGGAGCATCAAACACGGAAAATAGACCACCATTCCATGACGTAGTTTGGATTTGTAGGACAAGATAAAATGGCACATGACTTTAAACGATTCCCAGAACTAAGAAACTCCCAGATGAATCTCTACTACTTCGACAGTCCACACCAACAAATAGCAGAAGACTTTGATGCAAGAGTTTTGAGGGTTGTGGATGGTGACACAGTAAGATTAGAAGTAGGGTTTAGAAACTTTGACTTTCCGCTTCGTTTAAGTAACCTCCTTGCTCCCGAGCTTAACGAAGCGGGAGGGGTAAGAAGTCGTAACAGATTAAGGTCATTGATTGAAGGGAAATTAGTTGAGGTGATTGTTAACAAGGCAAACAGGGTCGGTAAGTGGGGACGACTATTGGGAGAGGTGAGGGAGAGAGGGTTTGATATCGGGCAACAGATGGTTCAGGAAGGATTTGCTGTTTCCCTCGACGAGGAACAACCGGGAATTAAACAACTAATCATAGCGGACATATTATAATGGGAGAAAAAAGATTAGAAGGCGCAGTATCAAGCGACCTAACAGGGGTTATGACAGACTTCTCAGTACCAACGGCAATGACGGACGGAGCAGGTGTAGAGGGAGAAACAACATGGGACAATGAATTTTGGCCACAATACTTAGGATATTTTAAACAAATCCCTGAACTTAACGCTGCAATCAACGCAAAAGCGACGTGGACGATAGGGAAGGGATTTAAGGCGGATGAGGTGACGACAATGTTACTAGACACATTGAGAGGATGGGGTAAAGACACCTTCAACACAATCCTAGAAAACTGCATTAGAACATACTATATTGGAGGAGATGCTTTCTGTGAAATCATAAGAGACGATGAAGGCAATCTAATCAACTTAAAACCCCTAGACCCGTCGGTAGTAACTATTATTGTTAATAAAAAAGGAAGAGTAATTAGGTATGAGATGAACGCAAAAACAAAAGTACCAACAAAGGAATTCAAACCGGAGAAGATATTCCACCTTGCGAGAAATAGGGTGGCAGACCAAATTCACGGGGTTAGTGTTATTGCTTCTGTGGAGAATATAATCCTTGCAAGGAATGAAGCAATCGCAGACTACAAGATTGTGATGCACAGGAACGTATACCCACGTATGATATTTCACCTTGACACCGACGATGAAGACGAGATAGCATCATTTAAAACAAAGATGGATAATACCTATAAGAAGAATGAGAACTTTTATGTTCCAAAAGATGTTGTAGTTCCTGAATTGATGGCGGTTGCACCAAACGCAACACTAGACCCTAAGGCATGGATTGAAGCGCAGGGTGATTTTTTCTATGAAGCGGTGGGGGTGCCACAAATCATCCTAGGTGGCTCAGGGGAATTTACTGAGGCTTCTGCTAAAATTGCATACTTGGCATTTCAACAGAATATAGAGGAAGAACAATTGTTTATAGAGGAACAAGTATTAAGTCAGTTGAATATTGTAATCGAGTTAGAGTTCCCAGCATCGTTAGAGAATGAATTATTATCTGACAAGGCAAAGGATGGGGCAGAGAATATTGACGCATCTGAAACTACTGCGGGGGAGGGACAATAATGACACACGGCGGAAGACACACAAAATTGGGGCATACAGACTTATCTACAAAGAGGGGTCAGGAAAAGGCGAAGAAGGAATTTGAAGAGGCTAAGAGGAAGGGAACTGCAGTCCGAGAGGAAAGGAAAAAGAGGGAAGGTAAGGGGAGAAGAGAAGAACCTGTGAGGAAAGAGAAACCCACAATATTTCTTAACAAACCACAACCAACGAGGGAAGAGGCAATTGAAACAATCACAGGAGAAACAAGATTCTCTGATGTGAGGGAATTCGGTGTGACAGGTTCGGAATTTGGACAGAAGAAAAGGGAAGTGTTTGCGAAAGAAAGACCTACTGAGAAAATGATATTAGATGTCTTTTCGGGAATCACATTGGGAGCATTGGGAGCAAAGGTGGCAATACCATTCCTAGCATCGACGGCGGTGGGGTCAGCAACGACAGTTGGGAAGACAGCCCCGGCGGTAACATTTGGGACAAAGGAATTCTTTAAAACGGCAGGAAGATTTTCATCAAACATAAAATCAGTAGGATTAACCACCTCTTTTTTAAGGAAGATTGGGGGAGCGCCGGCATTGTTGGCGGTGATAGGGTCTTATCCTTTTGCAGGGTTTATCAAAGAAGAGGCACTACAAACATTATCGTTCGCGGTGAAGAGTGCAAGGGATGCAGGAAATTTAGAAGAAGAACAGGAAGCGATTGATAGAATTGATGTGATGTTGAATCCATCAACATGGAGTAAAATATTAGCATCTATACCTTTTGCAAATGTGGTTGCAAAACTTAAAGACTTTTATGAGGCTGCTGCAAAGAAGAATGAAATAGACCAAGCATCACTAGATAAAAGATTGGCAATATCAACGGGGGAAGTAGAGAGTGATTTTGCTAGGGAACGTAGGGAATCAGATGAGGCGGCAAGGGAGAGGGATGTTGCGGCACAAGAAGAAGATACAGCATTTTTTGATGAACAGAGAGAAATACAAAGACAAGAAAAACTAGAAGAACAGGAATTAGATTCTCAATACTTCAGACTAATTAGGGAAAAGAAATTTGATGAGGCAGAGGAATTGTTACAGTCGAGGTTAAACGCATGAGGGCAAAATTCCGCCCCTCTATCTAGTAGGAGGGACTAATAATTTCCATGGCGACGATAAAAGAAAGGTTGGCGAAACTTGAAAGGACACAATGGATTCTAACAGCAGTATTATTGGGTCATGTTGGTGTAGAGTACATCCCGTTACTAATAGCGATACTTTTATAAAGGAACGTCACGATATAATTCTATGAACGATGATGAAAACAATGAGAGTGACGCTGGGGGAAAAGAGACTAATACTTCTGATAAGGATGGTGAGAAACCTGTTTCTATCGTTGAAGAGGCTAGGGCGATTCGCGACGAGATTAAAGAGGAAAGGATTAAACTCACGGAAGAGAATGATAGGCGGGAAAAAGCAAGGGCGGAAGATATGTTAGGGGGAAATTCTGATGCGGGGCAACAAACGGAAGTAAAGAAAGAAACTGATGCGGATTACGCCAAACGAGTACAATCAGGAGAATTCAATGGACCAAAAGAAGCCTGAAATCCCAAAAGATTTAGGAGTTAAGGTTGGTACTCCTCTCGAAGTTCTCTGGACTGAAGTAAAAAGACAAATTGAGATTGTTATGAAAGAAGCTGAAAACACACTTATAATCCAACGAGAAAACCTTAAAATTGCTGATAAAAAGATTCTTGAAGAAAAGGAAAAGTTTAAATAGTTATTCGGGTTAACCGAATACATGACATTTGAGACAAGGTTGATGGTCGAAACGGAATTACCGGTTAATTTTAAGTGTGCGGATGGTGCGGGGATTGCAAAAGGTTCTATTTTAAAACTTACTGAATCTATGACTGCAATAATTACTTCCGGCCAAGGGGATATGGTTGCGGGGATTGCAGCAGAGGAAAAGATTGCTAACGACGGGAAGACTTCTATTAAGGTTTATATGGGTGGAATCTTTAAAGGTACGGCGGGAGCCGCAGTTTTAATTGGTATTGGGTTAATGACCGACGCTACTGCGAATAAATTAGAAACTACTACAGGGAAAACTGGGGCGGCACAGTTAGGATATGCTTTAGAGGCTCCAAGTGGTGATGGGCAAACTTTCATGTTTAGATTAAATCCGGGCGGAAGCGGGGCTATAGCTTAAATGGCAGATATAGCAGGTGAGATAGATATTAGGGGCATTGATATTGATAAGTTGGCGAAGGGATTCGCTGACCTTGAACCAAATGTGATTAAACAATTTGTTGCGAGTTCTAAGGCAGTCGCTAGAGAGTTGCGATGGTATCAGAAGACTTCTGGGTTCATTGATACCCAAACAACTGATGATACAGCGGGCACACTAATCTCAAATACTTCGGGTGGTAGACCTTTCGTAGCAGAACAGAGTTGGACTAGAAACACTTCTTATGTAAAAGAGTTCTTTGTTGAATCTCCAATGCTTTCGAATTCTGATTTGAAAGACAATGATGTTGATTTGTTAACTACAACGATTCGGGATTTGGTTAGGTCGGTTCAGAGGAAAGTAGGATTGAGGATGTTTGAAATATTAGTAAACGCTTTGGCAGCTACTCCTACACAACCTTTAACAGGGGCGGTGACAGTTCAGAATACAGCATCGACAGCTGGATGGGATCAAGTTGCAACGGCTAACCCAATCCTAGATATTCTTAACGGACAGATGAAGATAAGGCAGCAAGGATATGACGCAGGACAAGCAATAATCGCTATGAATTCTATTGAACATAAGTTTTTGATTTCTTATTTGATCAATGTTAAGGGGTCGAGTATTCCATCCTTCTCTACGGAGAAGTTAAGGAGCGGGGTAGTTATGGAGATATTGGGGAACAGCGTTATAGTTGATGAAATATTTACAACAGATTGGGTATACCAATGGGTACCTAATCGGGTTGCAACGTGGAAATCTTTCACACCGATAAGTTCTGCGAAGATTGTAGAACCTTTGATTGGTGTAAAGATTAGGGTAAAAGAAGAGGGAGAGTTGATCCTCCACGACCCTAACGCAATGCACATTATTTCTAATACAATCGGAGTATAAAATGACAATAGAAAATAGAGAGAGAGCATATAAACATTTCAGAAAGTTAGAGAATAGTTACGTAGCACTACCTCACCTAAACAAGGGAATGACTGAGACTATAGGATTAAGGGCAAGAGCAAAAGTGAGCGCTGACGCTTTATTGAAAAGAAATCCTGAGTTAGGGGAACTTGATAAACCAGATGAGAAAGTTGAGGAAGAGAAGACTAAAAAGACTAAAAAGAATTCTAAGGAGGAATAATGGGATTTGATGTCAAGGACATACAAGCTGCACATATAGCCGATGCAACTGGGAGCGCAGGGGCAGATGACCAGAAGGCACAAATTAACGCAATTCTAGTAGCCTTGGAAAATATAGGAGTGTTAGCAAAATCTTAAAATGGCGGCAGGAGATATACACACATTCAGGGAACCACATAATCCTAAAAAAGCAATAGTTCTAGAGGGTGCTGATGACGCAATACAGATTGACGCATGGGGGACTGATAGGCAAACTGCAAGCGACACCGTAGGAACTATTACAGCGTGGGTTATGCCAAGAAATAGTACAGGGACATTTACGATTATTGCGGCCGGAGATGCAGGTTCTGATGAGTTTATTGATTTTTCTATTGTTGCGGGATTATTACACGCAGAATTATCTGTTTCCGGAACAACGAGTTTTGACGTTGAGAGCGATGCGGTTCATGTAAAAGAGCACGTTTGGACTCATGTTGCTTTGGTTCAAGATGGTCAAAAACCTAGACTTTTCGCAAACGGAAAATTAGTTGCTTCAACGGATGATGTAAGTACAAATTTATCACATTGGTTTGCAGATGTTTCTGGGATTGATGTTGCAAACATAGGATATTTAGAAGCAAACAGCACACTAACCCAAGACTATCTAGGAGCAGTTGGGGAAATAAGACATTGGAACAAAGCCCTAACAGATGAAGAAGTATTGAAAGACTACGAAGGGTCAAAACAATCTTCGGCGGTGGATGCGCTACAAATTTCTAATTGGGACTGGGATGGATTGACTGATAAATGGGCAGGGGCAAATGATGGAACTGTTGTTAGTGCGGCGGTTTTAAATCCAGTTCATACTTCAATGTCTTCTCAATTAAAAACAGCGGCTACAGTTGTTGCTGATGATATTTCTATTGCGGAAAGTGGTGGGGTTGTTACTGCCGTTGTTGTGAAAGCAGCATAATTTATAAACTTTGAATCTCTATATATTCTATGGCATCTACGATAGGGGAAAAGGAACTTAGAACAAAATGGCCTAATGAGGAAGGGTTGACTGCGAGAACCCAAACACAAACAGGAAGACAATCTAATCTAGTGCCGGAAGGCATTTTAGGGATCACCTCAACCGTTCTATGTAGAGATAGGGCGTTAATGTAATGGCAAGGCCTCCTTCGGCGGCGAGTATTCTAAGAAACACTAAGAGGGCGGAGAGGGTTGTTGAAACTCACGCAGATATCGCCTCGGACATGATTCTCCCAAATGATTCACAAGTCAGAGGAGCGGATGATAAAGTAAAAATCAAGGGGTTTACTGATGGGTCAGTATTATTTTCAGAAGACCAAAAAATCTTCGAGGACAATTCAAATTTCTTCTGGGATAATGTGAATAAGAGATTAGGGATTGGGACGGCAGCGCCGGGTGAACTGCTGCACGTATCTGCAGCTGGAAAAGCCGCAATAAAAGCTGAAGACATTACAAACGGGGTAACAGTTGTTTTTGAAGCAAATGATGAATCCAACTTTTTAGGAACTACCTCTAATGATAGTTTCAGTATAAGGAGCAACAACAGAAATAGAATATTTGTGGGAACGAGTTCATTAATATTAAATTCCAATAAAGATAATTACGATACAAGCATTAGAGGAGATAATGACACGTTTTTATTATTTGCCGATGCGTCAACTGATAGAATAGGTATTGGGACGGCTACGCCGGGCTACAAACTAGATGTTCTTGGAACTGGAACCAACACGGCAAGATTCAGGTCAAGCAATAATGTAGCAAGATTATGGATTCATAGAGATACGAATCTTGGGATTGGTTCGGAAATGGCAAACATAGCTTTTATGGGGGATGTGAGTGGGTCGGCAACAATATTCGGAGAGGTGGAGTGCTCAGTAGGAAGCGCAACAACTCAGGGAGAAATATGTTTTAACACACGACAAGATGGGGTAGTGACGGAGCAGGTGAAGATTGATGAGGATGGGAATCTTGACACAAAGAAATCAAGACTATCGGAAATTGGTGGGTTCTGTATCAAACTCACAAATAAGTCAGGGGCGAACAGCGTTGCGGGAGAATTAGTCAACGCTTCTACTGGAACTGAGAACGCAGTAGAGCAGACAGCAATAGACGATTTGATTCCAATGGGATGTTTCCTAGATTCAGGAATAGCTGATGGTTCAGAGGCGTGGATTGTTGTTGGAGGAATCGCAGAAGTTTTATTAGATGACACGGTTGCTGCTGCGATAGGAGATTGGATGAAGGTATCTTCTAATGATGCGGGAAGGGCGGAAAGTTCAGGAACAGAAGCTCCGGGAATAAATCATTTTAGAGAAATAGGACATTGCTTGGAAAATGGGAATGCCGGGGAACTGGTTAAAATAGCAATGCATTTTAACTAAGATGGGAGAAGAAAAACTTGAATTTATCGTCGCTGAGGAGAGTTTGGTTTCTTGCGATAACTCGGAGTGTGAGTATAGAGGTGAGATGTTTTGGTGTTACTTAAGTCAAGAACATAGGTGTAGTATGTATTTGGAGTATATTTCTAGGGAATGGTGTTAACTGATACATTTATATACTAGGATACCTACCTTGTAGTATGGAAACAGAATGTAAAAACAGGATTCAAAAAGAATTCGAAGAAGATCTTAATAAGACAGATGAAATTGAGGTAGAATTTTTCAAATGAAACAATTAAGCCTAAGATATGACGACAAGGATTATCACAAACTCAAAACAGCGAAGGAGAAAACAAACCTCTCATGGGAAAGATTTATCCTTAGCTTGTTGAAAGGGGGTAATGATGGAAAGAATAAAAATAAATAATATTAATAAGAAAGATTCTGGTCTTGTGATTGTGAAATACAACGACGACAAAGAGGCTACGATGCAAACAAGATGGCAGGCTCAAGAAGTTGATTATCTTGAGAAGGATGTTGGTATTGGTGGGACTGTACTGGTGCTGATTCAACAGAAAGGAGACTACACAAACATCACTAAGGTTGACTTTTCTAGTGCGGAGAAGGGGAATAAGGTTGAGAATCAAGAGATCAAAACAGCGACGTTGATGTCTGTTAAGGATATTCGGATTATCTCACAATGTTTGACTAAAGCATGGGCGGCAGCAAACGCAACACCTCGGGAAGTCTTGGAAGCGTATAGATACTTTGTTCTTGAATTAGAGCAGAATGGATAAGAAAAATGACTCTTGTGAATCTTGTGACTCTTGTAACTTTTGTAACTATTGTGACTCTTGTAAATTTTGTAACTTTTGTAACTATTGTAACTATTGTGACTCTTGTAAATTTTGTAAATATTGTAACTTTTGTAACTATTGTAACTCTTGTAAATTTTGTAAATTTTGTGACTCTTGTGTAGGATGTTATGACTGCGAGAATCTTGTGAATGGATTTAGATGTTCGAGGATAAAACTGGCAAAGAAAGACTCATCACGATATTGGATTTTCAATAAAGAAGTGTCGAAGAAAGAATGGAATAAGCGTTACGAATTGGAAATAATTGAGAATATAGAGGTATGTTCCAAGTGTGGCAAATGAATGGGAAAATTGTCCAAGCAGCAAAGAAAGTTCTCAAACTATCGGGCCTCTCATTCGCAAGCAAATACGAAGCGGAAGAAGTCTGGGGGATCAAACTCGCAGAAGGAATCAAAGTCTGCTATTAATTAATTTGCCCCTATGTTGAGGGGTTTCATAATCATACGAGGGTTCCCTGGAAACATAGCACTCATTGATTGCACACGAGGGTTGAGTAGCGATACTCATGTTGGCTCAACGAGGAGAACTCGTGGTTAGCAGGTTCGAATCCTGCCGTGTGCATTGGGTATTAGGTAAGCCCTTCAGAAGTACTGCTGATAAAGACCAAGACACCGGGAAAGACTGGGATGTGGGCAGAAGCAGTGGGTAAAACCACCATCCAACCAACGCTCAGGTGGTCTGAGGGGAGCCCACATTTTATAATCATGGAAAAAAAGAAACAACTAGGCTACATTATATCACAGAAAAACAAATGGAAGAAGATAATGAGTAATGTTAGGGGATTAGTAAAATGTATGAAATGTCATAAGTTCATATGCTTATGGGAAGGACACACAATTAAATGGGAAATCTGTGAAGATTGTCAAGCCCACATTTTATAATCATGGAAATCATAAAAGGAAAAAACAGCCTTTGGGTAAGGAATGGTGGAGAATGGAGAGATTTAGTAATCATAGAGGATAAAATCTTTATAGATGGAGACTTATGGAAGAAGTAACGATAGAGGAATGTATGGAGAATGAGAGATGTAGGGATTGCCCCCATCGAGAGTGTAATTGTCCTAAGGTTGAATTGTGATGGCAGAGGTAGAATGGTTAGACAGACATGATGGGATGAATAAAGAGTTTGTTTGGGAGTGGTATTTGTGTGGGATCATCTTAGGGTGCATAGCTTATTTGATAGGGATTATTTAGGTACCTTCATCAACGATAGCCTTATTAAGCTGTCTTACGTTGGCTTAGCGCACTAAAGTACATCTAAGCCACCTCTAAGCCCCTCTACGATGCCTTGTTGATGAGACCTGAGCTATTTCAATAGTCTAGCAAGCCATAAAAGCTCTATTTCCATCGGAAATAGACTCGAGGGACCTTCGCTTCCACTCGAGCCAAAGGGCATTTAAGCCTTGCGAGCTAATCTAGAGGCTAAGCCTAGCTTAGCCGAGTTGGCTAGCTAATCAGAGGGCTCAGCCTCTCTTCCAAGGTATTCCGGAGTGTACAGGCTTTGGGAATGTGCCACCCCCAACCCCCTCAAGGGGGCTCGGGCTCTTCGCACTGCTCGAGCCCGGCAGGCATCGCCCGGCTCGCCTGCATGAGTGTTTATTAGTGTTATTATGCGATTATTGGGTTTTTGTTTGTTTTGTGTATGTTAACCCTACAGACAAATCTTAGAAAATATTGTGCACTAAGGTTACCTAAGTTTCAAGAATGTTTATTAAGAA